CTTCGTTGTTTTCCTTTGCGGATAACCGTTTATCCAGTTGAGCGTCCCACGCATCCTCACCAGCAATAACCATGTCTGCTGTGGGTTCGATGGGCACCAGCTTCCACCCATCAGGAACCGTCACTGCTGGCTTGTGGGATGGGGTGGGTGAGGCGGATAGCATTGCTTTGCTAACAGTCACATATTCAATATCCGCTTCTCGCAACTGCCACGAGTCCGGCGCTCTACCGAATTGGTAGTTCCACAAGTCTCCACCCTTCATTCGCCAGCGAAAGCCACTAATCAAGCCAGAAGAATCTGGAATATTTGTGTGCTCGCCTTGATCTAGCACATTCTCAGGCACCGCCACTGCTTGCTTGTCGTCTGGCATGTTCGCAGCCGCGAGCAACATCTCTATAATCTGCGCTACCTGCCCGTCTGGTGCGGGGAAGCTGTAACTACCGTCAATCTGCCGGAAAAAATAATCTGCACGGTTCGCTGCCTCACTGAGTAGATGCTCTCGGCTAGACTCCATTGGTAAATCAGAAGCGGTTACGGCTTTGTATTTTGGCTTGTCGGCTACAGCGTGTAGGTTCATGTCTCGCAATTTTTGTATGTTCATAATTTTATCCGGTAATTAATTAAACAAATCCCGCTGCTCATGTTTACGCGCTGTGCGTATCTCGTTTATCGCTGCTAGTCGTCTGTGAATCAATTACGCTTTCGATGTAGATTTGCGCTTGGATAGCGTTGATCGCGTTTCCGTAGGCGCGCAGTCGTCCCACTCGGCTGGCAGCCCCATGAGCCAGCGGGAATGTGCCGGGTTCAACTGGCCGCCACTTTCCATCCCGGCACAAGAGCCAGTCAGCATTTCGCCAGAAGCCGTTAACCGGGCCGGTTGCGGGTTGTTCGTCAAATGCATGACTGCCTGCTTCGATACCGGGGACTTGCTCCCCCCAGGGCGATCCCACTCCCTCGCCATCGATTCGTATGATCGGCGGCTGTGGTTGTCGTCTGCTACTGCCGGGGTGCCCCATCCCGCCAAGTACGCCTGCCTGGGTAGCTGATCCACCCGGCCTTTCCCGTCCCGCTGAGCCACCATGCCCGGGGTATCCTTGAAGTCCCGGCTCGTCGGTGTGACCCACCCAGAAAAGTCGGTCGCGAATGTGCGGAGCACCGACGCCCGCAGACGGAAAAGCAACCGCTGCGCAGGCGTAACCTGAGGCTTCCAGGTCATCGAATACATTGTCGATCCAAGACCATTCAGGTTTTTGGATAGCGCTACTGTCAGCCTCTGCTGTAAAGTTATGCTTTCTGGAGTCATCTATTAGTCCATCCTGTTTAGCGCACTCATGACTTTCTTCACGCAATCCAAACCCCAATCGTGCATCATCACGTTCAGCGAAAAGAGAACAACCCTTACATTCTCCCGAACATAACCCGCACAAGGATTTATCCTGTCCAGAGAAGGGCTGTTCCAGCTTTGCTTGGCATGAATATCGAAGGGTATTCCCGTAATCTGACACACCCCCTGATCTATTATTTCCTGAATCTCTTTTTTGAATGGATCCAGATTGAAATCCAAACCCTTCTTCTTGGCCCTCTGTTTCGCAGCTGTTATCAAATAATTTGCCCTGCGCGTAATCCGCCTTGTATCTCTGTAGGCTTGGTACTGCGCCTTTACTTTTGCTTTGTCCGAGATCGCATATTTTTCTTTCGCTATGGTCGCCCTGCAGGGATTGCAGGTGCTGCGCAACCTCTCGCCCGTATGTATCGAATAGACCGATTCCGGTAAGTTTTTTTTGCAGGCCTTGCAGATTTTCATTTGTGCTTTTCCCTAAAACTATGGGCGAACTGACTTGCTCGCCGAAAATAACTTTTGGCTTACATGCCTTGATGAGCTCAAACCACACCGGCCATAAATGCCTATCATCGTTTTTGCCGCGCCCTTTGCCGGCCACACTAAAACCTTGGCATGGGCAGCCTCCGGTCCAGAGCGGTGTATCGTCGGAAATTCCAGCGAGTCGCAATGCGTAGCTCCACACTCCAATTCCTGCGAAGAAATGACATTGGGTATATCCCACAAGCTCATCTGGTCTAACATCCTCAATGCTCCGTTCGTCAACTTCGCCAGGTGCGATTAAATTTGCTGCGATTAAATTGCGTAACCACTGCGCAGCGTATGGATCGATTTCGTTGTAATAAGCGCTCATTTACTTCTCACTTGGGCGATGTAGATGCGGGCCATGTGGGTGTTCATTTCAATTCCCTAAAAACACAACGATAATAAGCAGCGCAGCAACAACGATAACTATCGCAATCGGACACCACAGGGGACCGGATTCGTCGTCTTCTGGATCGCCCCATTCGCTCATGACTTTTCCTCGCGATCAGCACTCGGACTTATTTCAAAATGATCGGCTACAAACTCAAATACCAGAGCCAGCAATCCGCAACCAACTAATCCGCCCACTAGCACCACCATCCATACAATAAATTCAGCCGCCAGCATCACAATACCCCCAGTCTTTCAATTGCAGCCGCGAGGGCCATATCTGGCGATGCGTGTTTATCAAGCCGCTCTCCTATGTCTATGCCGCCAGGAATTCGCACGTAGACGACTTTAGGCCACCATTCGACGCTGATTTTGTGCTTTATTATTAGGTCTAACATTTCAAATCCCCTTGGTTAGTCCGATCAGTTTATGCTTTTAGTTTGTAAGTGTGAGTTAAGAATCGTATTGTTTTGTAAAGAAATTTACGGTGGTTTAAGTCCATTCTTTACCCGCTCGTTATATCTACGCTTTTGCGCCTTACGCTGGGCCGCACGTTTTGATTCCCGAGCCTCCATTACCCGCCGATTGCAAATTCTCACCTGATCGCGCTCGTCCTCTGATAATTCACCGACCAGGGCATCGACGCTAACCTCCAAAGCCGCGGCAATTTTAACCGCAACTGATAGAGTGACGTCTTTGTTTCTGCTCTCGATTTGTCCAATTACGCTTGGTGCAACCCCGCAGGCCTCGGCAACATCTCGCTGAGTCAGCCGGTATATTGCACGATAATATTTTAGTTTGGGCGCGATCATGTCAGTAATTTATAGAGCAGTTGCGAATCTTTCCGCGAGCCATTGCTGTAATAATTGCCTTAGCACACTCTTCTGAGCAGCCAGCGGCGACCATATCGGCTAATACTTCATTGTTGATTTTCTTCGCGTGAGCTTTGTTTTTTGCTCGTGCCTCTTCCTCGACTCGCAAGCGTTCAGCCTCCTGCTGTTGGCGTAGTTGCTCAGCCTTAATTGCTGCCTGCTTATCTGCCTCAGCTCTCGCTACGGCATCCTTTCGATCTTGCTCAGCCTTAGCCAGTGCTGCAGCGTGTTCCTGCTCCTTTCGCAGCGCAGCGGCCTCCTGCTCGGCCTTTTCGCGCTGTGCGCGCTCAATTGCAAGCTTTGCTTCTCGCTCTTTACGGTCAGCTTCATCTTGCAATCTACGGCGCTCAGATTCTGCTGCTTCCTCGGCTTCGCGCTTTGCCTTTTCCGCTGCCTCACGCGCAATGCGTTCTTCTCGCTCCTTTTGCTCGCGTTCCGCTGCCTCTTGGCGAAGGCGGGCAAGCTCTGCCTGGTCATCCTCAAATTTTTTGCGAATTGCAAAAGCAGACTCAAGGCCTGAAATTGCATTAATTTTTATTTTTGCAGCTTCGGATTCAAACTCTTCCAGCCTTTCGCTCACATCAAAATCTTTTGCCTGCTGTAATTTGAGCGCAATTTCATCGGCACTTATACCATCGCAAAAAACCAAAGAGTTAAGCCAATCAATTTCAGCTTTGTGCCGCGCAACTCGCTCTGCCTCTGCATTTTCCCAGTCAGTTAGTGGCTGGCGCACCTCATCGCGCCACTTATCAAGCGTATCCTTGACGTGTTTACGAGTAGCATCAATCAGTTTGGGGATTTCCTTGGCCTTGTCGGCCTGAGCCTTGCCAAGAGCCTCAAGGGCTGATTTTGACTGCGACACTTTGTAGGCCATACTAGCAATCGCATCGCGGCCTTTTTTAGTGCTTATGTCAGGGATAAATAAATCAATCTCAGCGCGAATCTGTGCTAGATATGGATCAATAGCGCCGCTGGTTGTAAAAACGGTCATAGCCGTTTCTGCTGTTGGTAAAAATGCCACTTCTTTGCTTTCGCTCATTTCACTTGCTCCGTAGTTTGGTTTCGTATTGGTTATCCGATGTATTTGTCGTGTTCAATAGTGAACGTTTTGATTGCGTTTTTTATCCACTCGTTAGCCTTTGCGCACTTTTCGAGCATGGCCTTTTCAATTTCCATATCGCGAGTGAATCGCGCTATTGTGATTCTGTGGTGCAATGGGATTGCCGCATCGATGTAGTGGTGCGCCGGATCATCCCACGGCTTTAGCAGCTCTTCCGGCGTATCAATGGCGCAATAGGCTATCTCCCACTCTGGCACGTCGAAAAGGCACATATATCCCCTGGCTTGCCACTCATAATCCTTTTTTCCGGCCATTTCTTCGGTTAGCGGAAACGTAAGCAGCGACCAAGCCACTTTAATATCAACGCCCTTATTCGATCTTGTCGCAATCAGATCAGGCTCGCCGGTTATGATCCCGTTATCGCGCCTTGCATCCGCAGGCAATTTTTTCAGGTTGTACATGAAAACATCGTTGTAAAGCTCAACTCCGAGGTCTTCGCACAGCTTCCCCTTTTGAATGCACTTAACATCGTCAAGCGAGTTGCGCACACCGAATAACTGTTCGCGTACTATTTCCATCATTGCGGACTTAGCCGTCTCCGAAAATTCCTCACCTTTGCTGCGCGGGTTGGTCATTATTTTACAAATCGAGCTACACCGGATCATTGCGCGTCGTCCAGCGGTTCCCATTAGCCCGTAGCCACAAACTCAAACACCTTGGCATCTTGCTCAGGCGTAAGCTCAAAGGACTGCTCCAGCTGTGCAACTGAGTATTCACCAGCCTGTATTTTGGCAATGCCAGCATTAAGCCGGGCATTTGTTATTGGCTGCTTTGGTTTTGGCTCGGGCGCTTTTGGTGTTATGTCACGCTCTGGGCGGATAGCCTCGCTGCCTTCTTCCTCATTCACAAAATCAATTACTTTTGCTAACCGGTTTTCGCGGTCAGTGCTAGGCCACTGCTTTGATGCTCGTTTTATCATGGCCTTTTTTGTCATTTCATCCGGCCAAGCATCCCACACGCTTTTTGTTTTTGCTGCGTTACGTATTTTGGCGATGTCATCTGCGCTCATAACATCAACCAGGTAATCTCCCTGGTGTGTTTTCGCTATGCAATATGCGCCCACGGTTTTGCCTCGGTCACCAAACGGGTTCATTTCATGCTGTGGCAACTCGCACGGACCGCGATACGTGAACGTGTCAGCCTCTTTCACCAATTCAGATTTGGCCCACATGATTGATCCGCTATCCGTAGCGATCTTTAACAGCCCCTTAAACGAAACACGAA